ATTGTGGCGAGACTATGTCCCGCCACAAAATTATTGATTAAGCACCTGGTGATGCAAAAATACCTCTAGGGTCTGATACGCCAAATACGTATCTTTCTCTAGCTTTGTATCTTACGTTTCCAGTATCGAAATCGCCTTCCATTTTAGTAGTCAATGGAGCTCTTTCCATATGCTTCATACCATTTGGTACGTCTGTAGTGATGTAGAACGCATCTGTGTCAGTTAAATAGTGGTTAACTGTGTATCCACCAGGAATCATTCCCATAGATGCAAGTGCGTTAATATCATTATCAGCAGTTCCAACTCTTTGTGAAGACTTCATAAGTCTTTCAGCAGTGAATTGTAGTGCAGATGGAATGATCATCTTCACAGCTTTCGCAGCGATCTTTAAACCTCTTTCATCAGTAAGCGCAGCAATGTCAATCATTGATTGCTCTAATGAAGTTTCGTTTAAGTCCGCAGCTGTTCCCAATGTATTACTGAAAGTTCCAGAAATAGTCGGGTGCGAAGCGTTGAAAAGAGATACACCATCACCTGAAGTGAATGTTAAACCTGGTAAACCATTGTTTAACGGTGCAGCTGCTTTAACTTGTTTAGTTTGAGCCATAGATCTTGCTAAAGCTTTTGTATATCTAGACGCAAGTCTGTCATACAAATTGTCCTCAATAGCTTCCTCAGTGATAGCAAACCCAAGAGCAATTGTCTCGTGTGTGTATCTAGCTGTGAAAGTTTCTTGAGCACTGTCGTAAGTTACACCAGAACCTTCTGGTTTAACTTGTGCTTGAGCGAAACCTGACAACATAACTTCTTCTTCAAAAGATCTGTCAGATGACTCAGTTGTGTATATTTCAGCATGTTCTTGTTCATACTGTTTATACTCCAGGCCAAATAGTGCATTTAAACCTGGCTCTAGTTCTTTAACTAGTTGATTACGTGATATAGCCATAATTATATACTCCTATTATATCCCTGCTACGTTATTTCCTAAGATATGCTCATTAATGATAACTCTAAGGGCAAAGCCCGCAGCAGTAGTATCAGAATGATTTGGATCTCTAGAAACACCTAGTATTTTAAGTTGAGCAATAGAAGCACCTGTTGTAGCCGAAATTTTTGATTTCGAAATGAACAACGGAGTAGTTCCTACTGCTGCGACCTGGTCAGCACATCCACCAACTTCATTTTGGTTGAATGCAGTGTCCGCAGACATGATTTCATAAACCTGTCTAGGGTCGTCGTTTACGAATGCAACAATATCAGTAGCAGTGTTACTTGCTTTTGAAAAGTTTGCAAACGTTGGTTTACTTGTGTCAGCATCAGTATAGAAAACGCCATTCAGTGTACCCAGATTATTTGCATCTGTGTTTCCTGAAGCGAGTACAACACCATCCGCAGTTAATTGCACCATTGCTGCGTGCGAAATTAAAGCGGAAGAAGCTGCAACGCTGTACTCTGTAAGAGCACCTACGTTATCTGTCTGACCAACTTTTTTAATGGGTCTTAAACCGAACCCAGTTGTTGACGCGTTAGCCATACGTTTTCTCCTTAAATGTACCTGCCCTTTCAGGCCTCCAGTACGGTTAATTCGCTGGTTTCGGAATTGTTAAAAAATTAACTTTTCTTTGAACCACCGAAGGTTACACGAGTATCTCTATCAACATTGATAGGCATACTCTTATGCTGTTCCTTCGCAAGATCGGCGTCTATTGCAGCCTGCTGATCCTGTGCTTGTCTAGCATAGTATTCAGTTCTTTGCTGCGCGATCTCCTCTGGTACCCTTGTCAGCACAAGGCCTCCGTGCCCGATAACCCCTGCGTATTTGCCATCTGCGATAGTTGGAAAGTCCTCTTCGGGATATTCATCTGATCTTACTAACTCATACCCGGATCTTAAGCGTCCTTGTATGTTTTTCGTATCAACGAATCCTAGGATTTCTGTCCTGACCCATCTGTGTCTATATCCATTTGGCGCGTTGGGCGTATCTAAGTACGATGGTGGAGTCCAAACTTTCGGTCTCTCTTGTGGAGCTACCGTTTTTGCTTGTGCTTCAACTTTTGTTGAATCACTTTTTTTTGCTTGGCTCGCACGAGTTGGTTGTTCTTTTTTCATATGCTTATACCTCCTTCGTGTTCATAAGTTGTTTCGCATATTCTTCTAGTGGCACACCTAATTTTTTAGCAATTGCTACTTGAGATGA